ACTACTTGATCATCAAGTTTAATAGCTCCACCATCATTAGCAAAATCATCTATATCAGCTCCAGTAGTTTTAGCTGAATCACTATAATAAATAGTATTAGGTGCTGTAGCTGCTCCACCAACTACTAAATGCTTATCATGTATAGTACAAAACTTTGGATAAACTGTACCACTTACTGTAATTGTTTTAGCATAAAAGGTACGACTACTTAATGCTGAACCAGTACCTGTCATCTTAAAATAAAAAGGTAGTGCACCTGATCCTTCATCGGTTATAATTACTTCTCCGTAATCAGTATCACCTTCAAAAGTTGCAAAATGAGCTTTACCTTGTGAGGTTCTAGCTACAGCACTACGACCTGTAAAGGCTGTATAGTCATCTCCTCCAGAATCTACACTACCCATATTAATCTGTAACCAACTTGTTCCATCTTGGCTAAAATAAATATTAGTGCTTGTACAAGCTATTACACCATCTGCATAAACGTGTAAGCCTAGTATATCATTATCTGAACTAGGATTAGCTGCACTAGCACCACCAAAGGCAGAGAAGCCATTAATTCTTCTATAACCACCTGCTATATCAACTTCAAAGTTTCTTAACCTTGTTGCTGCTCCGGGTCTACGCAAAAGCTCAAAAGAACTAGAAGACTTGTCGAGTCCTCCCTCACATGCTAGTGCGTATGGTTGTGATGGCATTAGATATGATCCGTTGACATGTAACTAGGTGTAGGATTCATTAATGCAGATCGCATTTGTTTTAATCCTTTTTTATAATCTTCTAAAGCGAAGGCTGCTTGTTGTGGAGCATCTTTAAACTGATGGAAATGATAACGTGCTCGTGCCATTAATACTGGATTATATACATCTGGAAAAACTGTTGCATCTCCGTGAGCATCTAATGCTGTTGGTAAATCCCAAGCAAAGAACCAGACTCGATAAATTTTATCAGGTATAGGACTTACTCCAAACTTTCTAGCATCAGGACTTCGGATAACAAATTTAGGTTCTCCATAATTTTGAGTATCTGCATCATCTATATTCTCAGATTCTCTTAAATGATCTTTCCATTCTTCAGTTGTAACAAATTTTAAATTTTGACTAGTATAAGGAGAACTTACTCCACTGACTCCTATAGTAGTTAGATAAAAGTTATCCCAATCTACTGAACCATAATCTGCTGTAATACTAGAACTGGAAGCTTTTAATTCATACCACCGAGTTCCTGCTACAGTTTCTACATAGACATTACCATAGAAAGGATCAGTTGCACCACTTTCTCCTGTGGCTAAGAAAGCCCATTGAGGTTCTGCCATTACTATATCACTATAGGCTCTATTGATACAATCTTGAGCATGAGCTTGTATGCCTACTGCATCACTAAAATTAGACGAAGTTAAAACAACCTCATTTAGTTCTCTCAATAGTTCATTTGTTAAGTTTAAGTATGTTGCCATATTACTTTTATTTCTCCTTGCTTATACAAATACAAGTCTTATTTATTTTTTTTTAGCGTCTTCTTCTTGGTCTTCTGGACTAGTTTCTTCTTCTAACTTATCAATAACTGTACCAACAGCTTTTACTGGTATAGATATAGCAGTAGTTGTAATATCTACTACTTCATCAATAGCTGCAGTACCAATATTTTTTCCTGATTCTACAGCAGTTGTTAAAAGTGAACAGCCAGAGACTACCAATAAAAGACTAAGACATAATACTAATTTACTTAGTGTCATTATAATTCTCCTGTGTTACACATTTGTTTTTTGTTTATAATTTTTTAAAAAAGTGGAGGAATCTAAAGACCCCTCCGAGTTGGTATTAGTTGATACCATAGACTGTATTACTAACCAGCTTGAGTTGTTGTAATGCCGTCTTGAACTTTAACTTGTCCGTCAAGATACCAATTAGTGCCATCAGACCATACATGAACATAATCTCCATGAACTGCCTTGTTGGCTACTAATGTAATAGTATCTGCGTCTGTAACTGTAGCTACACTTCCTGCTGCATCTTCTGGAGAAGATACGTTACCTACAATAACATTAGCACTAGATGCTGTTACTATTGTATGAGAACTTGTAGGTTCTGTTGCTCCAACATAAAACCAATACTCTAGTCCTGCTGCGACAGCAGGTAATGTTTGGATTCTAGCTGTTGCAGTATTCATAACAAAACGAGTGCCTGATTCGGCTGCTGTAATTGTATTAGCTGCAGTTATTGCTTCTGTATCTGAAGGTTTCTGAACTTTAGTAGCAAGTTCACGAACATCAGATGTTTTAGCTGAATTACGACCAGTATCTCTTATGTTTACTATTGCCATATTATTTACCTCTAAAATTTATGGGTTAAAAAAATAGGAGGAGTCCTAAGACTCCCCCAAGTTTAGGTATTAATCAATACCATAGAATGCACCTACAAGGGCTTCGTCTCTAAGTACTTTCGCACCAAAGACATGAAGGCCACGCACAATGTCACCAAACGATGTTGGGTCTCTCAACACTTCTGTTGAAAGAATTGTGTTTGCAGTAGCAGTGGATGATATGTGACCTGCCAAACATTTACCTGCCGCATTAGATGTGTCAGCTATGTTATTTGACTTGTACATATCAAAGCCACGAAGTTTTCCACTAGAAACTAATCCGTTTCTAATAGAGCCCTGTCCAGCATTGTAGTCTACAGACAACAATTTAGAACTAGAACTTCCTAGAACTTCGTAGAAGTCAGGACCTGCAACGAACCATCTACCTTCTTCAGGTACATTTTGGTCGTCTAATAGTCTTGCCATTCTACCCATAAGGTCTAGAGGATCGTGTTCGCTAGAACCGAAACCTATGTCTAGGTTACCTGTTCCATCAAAAGTTCCAGCCGCTAAATCCGTAGCTGAATCAGAACCTAACACATGGTTAGGTGATGAAGCAGATAGACCAGCAAACATAGTTACAAGTACAGCAGCATCGTAAGCATCTTTCAATGCGTATGCAGCAGAACTTGAAGCAACTTCTTTAAAGTTGACATGTGACATATTTGTTTCAATATCATCTACGATGAATTTAAACGCATTAGCACTATCAACCACTAAAGATGTTTCTGCATCTGTTAGCCTAGTTTCAGTTGTATCACTATTTCTAGTGTACGCTGATACAGAGATAACTGGTTCTTTGATAATCTTTACTGAGTCTCCGAAAGCAGATATTTCACCCGAATAATCGGTATTTGTAATAGATTCTATAACCGAAGATTTTCTAAAAAAGTTTAAAACCTTTTTAGAGTAAACCGAAGGTAAAAAGAAACTATTAGCTTGTGTGCTTACGGAGTTAGCAAAGTTAGCATCAGTATCCGTTGAAGGTTCAAAAAATTGAGCCATGGGATATTCTCCTTAATTATAGTTTATTTAATGATTCTGCCTTCTTGCATTGCATCGCTGATTTCACTTTCGTATTTATCAAACTCTGCAACACTCATGGCAGCAATCTCTCTTTCAGACCACACTCTTTGCTGATTTGTGTCTACACTAGTTGTTTTAGTGGAAATCATATCAGCAGCAGATTGTTTAGTCTGTTTAGAATTTGACTTAGGTTGTTCTAATCCGATATCCTTTTTAAATAAATCTAACGCTCTACTAGCTAAATTTGCATCACTTGGGTTATTAAAAATCCAATCTTTAATAGACTCTGGTTGCAAATCAGCCCAATCTTGAAAGTCATCACTGTTTCTGATTTCATCAAAATCAGGATGTGTTTCTCGAAGGTCCTTTTCAGCTTCTCGTTTTAGTATTTCTGTTTCACGCCCTTGCATCGCATCTAATCTTGTTTGCAATTCAGCAACTTGATTTTCGCTTTGCATATGGGCAACAGACTCTACCACTTCATAAACATCAGGATACTCGTTTTTAAACTTTTCTAGTTCTTCTGCAGATTTTGGAGCTTTATACTCTGGTCTGTTTGAAACAGCTTCCTGTATTAACTCTTGTTCTCTAGCTTTAAACTCATTAAGTCTAGAATCGTAGTGCGTTTTTAAATCATCGTATCGTTTTTTATAGTTGGGTTGCTTATAAGGTTTATCCTTATTTGCTTCTACTTCTTGTTTTTCTGCTTCAATGGCATCACTTTCGTCATGTTCAGTTGAAACAGGGTTCTCAAAAAATAAACTATCTGACGATACAAAAGGTTTATCTTTTACATCATGCCAATCTTTTTTTGCATTATAAGGGTTGGCTTTTTGCGGTTCTTGGTTCTCGGTTATAACTTTTTCAGTCATTTTCTTACCTCCTAATCAGGGCTTCGTTTAACAAGGTCGCTACATTGTGCACAGTAGGGCTTGTCTTGTAAAGGTCGCCTTTCGGTTGTTATATGTGATATAGTGCCTATAAAAAATTATAGGGTCGCTTTATCTCTTTTAGCCACTTAAAGGAACATAGTATCTACGAGGACTAGCCTTTAACATTTCTTCTTCAATCTCACGAGATTGCCTCACAACATTAGGTACATTACCTTGTGCTGCTTGACTTCCAGTAGTTTGAATCGGAACTGCTTTAGGATCGCCTTCGTCTTCAACCATGCCACCGTGAACGACACCTTGCCTTTGATCTGCTCCAGCTTCTGCAGCTTCCATCTGTTGCTGAAGTACATCAGCACCGATTTCGTCAGTTGCTTTCGCAGTAAAGACAAATTCTCCATCCGATAACCTTGCAGGTATCGAATCGGATATTTCTGATCCTGGTCCTTCAATAGGACCAGAACCTGAAAACTCTGAAGCACTCTCAACTACTTGGTCAAATAGTTCACTTAACTTCGCATCTTTTGCGAGAGCACTTTCTAAATAATCTTGATCTTTTTCTTCTAATGCAGACTCTACAATATAATCTACATAGTCTTCTTCCATCTCTTCGTCTGGAAGCATTTGTTCGTATTCTTCGTGGGTTGCACCGGGCATTTCAGTTCCATCCGGCATTGTGTGTGTTTCTTGTTCTTCAACTCTA